GTCTGGATGTCGCGGGCGAGGATGTCCAGGGCCTCGGCGAGAACTGCGGGCTTCGTGATGATGATTGCCCGCTGGCTCGGTCTGGCGCTCATTTCGCCAACTCCTTCTCTAGCCACTCAGCAAATTTGGGATTGACGCCGGGCGGCAGGGCCTTGCTCGGCTGTGCAATCCACCGGCCGCGACAGTGCGGGTGCTGCACCCCAGCCGCCGGCCACCACAGTTCTTCGGGCTCCCGCTCGACCAGCCCCTCGTCGGTCCTCTTGCGCGGGCTCGCGGACCGCCCGACATTGGTCTTGCCCGGCCAAACATGGGTCCAGCCGTCGCGCTCGGGGCGCGGCTCGTCGGTCCACTCGAAGACCATCCCGTCGATGCGCCGGCAGAAGGGGCACGCGCCCTCGTAGGCTTCTAGTCGCTTGACCCGTGTCCCTGGCGGGAACTGGCCCAGGTACGCCGTGTTGGCGACCTCGCCAGCCTCGGTAATGGCGATGCGTCGCCAGTCGCGGTTGAGCAGTCCGAAATCATCGAGCAAGGTTTGTTGGAGCTTCCCCGGGCGGGACAGCCCGTGCTCTTCGACGTGGCTCAGGATGGTCTTGGATACCCGAGATCGCCCCGCATCGGTCATGCCGCGCAGATTCAGGCCGATGCGGGTCTTGGCGAAGGCCAGCGACGCTTCCTGGGCCGCGCGGACCTCGGCTTGCTTGGCCTCGAAGGCGACGGCGCCCGGACTGCCAGCGGCGCCGGTTACAACCCTGTCCATGATCGTCGCCAAGACCAGGATAGAGGGCGCGCCGGGCCGGGCCTCAGCGATGGCCTGGAGGTGCCCGGCCAGGGTCGCCTTGGCCGTCAGATCCGCCGCCACGGCGTTCAGGGCGGTATCCGGCATGCGCGTGTTGAAAATCAGGTCCACGAAGGCGACCCAGTCGTCCGGGGTGTAGTCGGACATGGGCTTGGCCAGGCGTTCGCGAAGGGCGGCCAGCTCGTCCGGGTCCGGGAAGTCGGCCTTGCGCAAGATGGGCACGGGCTCGCCCAGGCCAAGCCCCGAGAGCAGTGTGTCCTGGACCTCCTGCAAGACGCCCGACCCGACGAAGCTGACGCGCTCCACCAGGGTAGTCAGCAGGGGGTTCTCGTGCGGTCGCCAGATCGCCGGCTCGCTGGGTTCCTCGGCGATAGCCTTGTGCAGGGCCTCTAAGCCGTGGTCGCAGCAGGCGTGGGGGGCGTGGGACAGGTCTACCAGAAGGGGGTGGCCGTTCATGCTTCGATGGCCCACACGTCGCCCAGGGCCTTGCCGAAGGCATCGCCCTTGACGAAATCTCTCATATCCACCACACTGAAGTTATCCCCGCCATCGCTCCGGGCGTTGAGATTGTCCGCCCTCAGCAATGAGGCTGCATCAATTGTGGCGGGGTACTTCCTCATCGCCTGCAACGCAAGCTGGTGCCTTCCAGCGCGCAACTCCTCAAGGTAGAGCGTCGTGCCGTCCGGCATGGTTTTCAGGTACACCAGCAAGTCTCGCCCAATGCGGCTCTTCACGCCAAAAGCCATGTAATCGGGGGACTCTACGATGTCAGGAATGGCGGTCAGGTCGGCGTCCGTGATAGGGATTTGACCGCGAGCCCGCTCGACGGCATCGTCACCGTGCTCTTTCAGCGCATGGTGCACGCCGTAAACATCCGCTGCGTGCGAGAACCCAGCCACTTCAAGCCCCGCACTTTTTGCCGCCTGAATTACCTGATCGGACACTGGCAGCAAGTCTTCAGCGCGCCCTGAAAACTCTCGGCGCTTCGCCCTGTCAACAAGACCTGAAATTGTCTCGCGGGCCTTTGCGGACCAAGACGCAAACCGTCCCAGCCTATCATGAACGTCGTTTGCCTTGGCTAGGCGATCCCACTCCCCAGGCTTGCTGCCCTTGCCGCCCGCAGCCTCATCCTGCGGATTCTCCGCCGCATCCGCCTGATTCCGGCCCTGGGGTCGGACCTGTTCGTCATCGTCCTGGCCTGCATCGGGCTCGCCTTGCCCTCCCTGCTCCTGGCCTTGATCCTCGCCGTCACCCCCATCCTGCCCCCCTTGTGCCTGCTGCGTGAGTTGCATCCAAGGCCCGATCAGCGACGGGTTGAGCGGGGCATCCCCCAGCGGACCATCCATCGGGTCATAGCCTTCCTGTGCCCGAAGCTCGTTGACGGTGAGTACCGCCTTGCGCAGCTCGTTGCGCTGGCCCTGGTCCTCGGGCTCCAGGCCGGTCCAGCGGAAGCAATACTTCTCCGAGAACTCGCCGACTACGAAGTCGGACAGCACCGACTCCAGGTAGGACATGAGCGGACGCAGCCCGGAATCCTTGGATGCTGCTAACTTCTCCGCAGTGTCGCTGCCGGCCAGGGCGCTGGTGTTGCCCGCAGTGAACGAATCGAAGTTGATCTCGGCCGGGGACATGCCGTAGATGGCGCAGATGATGGAGACCAGGAAGGTCATGAATTTCGAGAAGTGCATTTCATCGAAGTCGATCCCCAGCTTCTCAAAGCTCGCCTTGCTCTCGGCGTCCCGCGAGACCATGACCGGCAGGACCCAAGAATTGTTGACCCCGCGCACCATGGCGTTCCACTGGCGCTTGAAGGCCATCAAGTCGTTCTCGCCATACTCGCCGGTCAGATGCAGGATGCCGCGAGGAATTGAGTTGTCATCGAACCCCTTTGCATTGTGGGTCATGGCGTTGAGGAAAGCTGTCACCACCCGGACCAGCAGTTCCGTTTCGCCCAGGCCGTAACCGGCCAAGCGCACGTCGGCGCGCGGATTGCGCGGCTCGTAGATCAGGTCGTTGTGGGTGTAGGCGGTGACCAGTTGCCCGGTGACCACCTGGACGGCGAAGTAACGGTCGTCGCCCCGGTAGCCCTCGTCGTCGCACAGGCGGATGGTGGACCCGTCCAGGGCGTACAGGCCCTCGATGCCGCGCCCATCGTTGCGCATCTCCGTCTCGATGGCCATGGCGTCATAGGTCAGGGACTCGCGCACGCACTTAGCCATGAAGGTTGCGAAGTTGTCCCGTCGCATCGCCTTGCGCCGCCGTGGGTTGAACTCCCAGCCGCAGTTGGTCAGGAAGCGCGACAAGAGCTTGCGCGAGCGCTGCTCGTCATCGGTGATGTCGTGCTCAGGGTCTACGTGGGCAATCTGGAACCCGGGGCCGGTGTCGCCCTCCTGGGGGAGGCAGAAGCGCTGCACCTGGCGGATGCGGGTCATGATCACGGCGTTGAGCACCGGGGTCTGCTCGACCATGCTGCGCAGCGCGTCAAAGCCGATCATGCTCGGACGCTCGAAGTAGTCCCCGTAGGCCATGGTCTGAAGGCGGTCCAGGCGTACCGACTGCATGCCCTCCTTGCCCCGCGGGCGACCCGGGAACTCGATCACCTGTGCCTTGCGCAAGGCGTACTGGTCCTGGATGTAGTCGATCACCGGCGCCAGATCGGCCCGGGGGATCAGGTCCGAGGCCGCGGGCATGTGGGCCTGCTGGAGGGCAGCCGCGGCCTCGCGGCGTTCGTCAGCGGGGGCCGCGGGGTTGTAGGCGGTGAGGGCGGTGTCTTGATTCATGCCGCCTATGTTGGCGTCACGACTGCGCGGCAGGCAGGGATGCCCCGGGGTGGAGCTTCTGGCCAAGGGCCAACAGTTGCTCGCCCGGCATGTCGCCCCGGGCGCGGTGACACCCGCGGCACGCCGGATCAATGAGCTTGAGCAGATGGCCGCACGCCACGTCGCGGATACGCGGTTCCCATGGGTGCGCCATGGGGATCAGGGTGTGGCAGCCGTGCTGCACTCAGCCAGCCTCTTCCGTTCTTCGTTGATGGCCTTGACCAGATCAACGAACGCCGGCCAGCCGTCCTCGTCAATCATCAGCGCATGCGACCCAACAGGTCCCACTGTCGTCCACCCGCCGCAATCAATCTGGGTGTGCGCGATGATTGGGTCACTCTGATCCATGTCGAGACACAGAAGGGATGCGCGGTCAGACAGCTTGGTGACGATGATCTTGTTCACGCTTCCTCCCACTGGTCCGGCGAGTCGATCCCGATCTCGCGCAAGGTCTCATCGAAGTCCACATCCTCGCCCATGTCGGCATCGGCTTCCTTTGGGTGCTCGTGGAAGTAGACCGCCCACAGGTCGGTCAGGATCTCGTTTTCGTCCAGTGCGAGAAACCGCGGGTCTGTCGGGGCCAGCCGATAGCGTTGGCGGTAGAGGAACCCAGCAGTCTTAGCCCTGGCCTTCGCCCGCTCCCGGCGGGACCGATCTTGCTGGTCCGCGAAATCGCTCCTCGGCTTCGCGCAAGCCCCCGTAGACGGCGCCGACCTTGTCGAAGGTCGCAGGGTCCAGCGGGTCCAGCTCCATAGGGTCCCAGCCCGGGGGGGCGTCCACCGTCAGCACGCTCAGGGCGGCAAGCATGTAGGTCAGGCGGCGGAACCCTTCGGACACTGACTCCAGCCCCTCGGTTAGCCGCTCGTGTTCGGCGCCGATGCGGATCTCGTCGCGCAAGGTCCGGCGCCTGAACACGAAGGCGCCGACACCTTCGATCTGGGTTGTGAAGGTCTTGGCTGGAATCATGGCTTAGAGCTGGGTCCCCTGCACGTCCAGGGCGTTGAAAGTCCCGCTTGTCATGCTGATCTGGTGGGCGTTGATTTCCACGTCGCCGCTGGCGTAGCTGCACGCGATGAACTTCTGGACCACCTCGCCGGTGTCCTTGTCCTGGGCGATGATGTCGAACACCATGCCGCGCAAGGCGCCGTCGCCGTTCTCTGGGATCAGGCCCTTGGCCAGCATGGTCTGCTTCTTGATCACCATCTGGGAGACGGTGACCGAATGCCGCGCCATGGTGGGCGCGTACTCGATGGCGTGAATATCGCCGATCCCTGAGACCGGCTCGGGTCCGTAGTCGCTGTTGAGGCGCGCGCTACGGGCCGCGCCGATGGTGATCCCATCCATGACGATCAGGAAGCGGTTGCCGGTGCGGGCGTGGACGTTGGTGCGTGCCATGATAGGGCCTCCTTACGCCGCGGCCGCGGCCGTCACC